AGCCGGCAACCGCCAGCGCATCGAGGCCGGAATCGACGTCAACGTGGTCGTACGGAAAGATGTCCGCCTTGATCCGCTTCGGCCGATCCTCAAGCCGACCCTCACGATCGGCGAGGCACCACAGCCCTTGGAACAGGATGCGGAACTCGAAGGGAAGCTCGGCCAGCTCCTCGTTCTTGAAGAAGCCCGGCTTGATGTTGCGTGCTCGACTCATTTGCGCCCCGCTCCGTGTTGCCCTACTCGCCCCGAAACACCGCTCCGGCACCCCTGCCGATGCGGTTACGCCGCCTGCTTCCGCTCACGCTGCTGACGCTCGCGTTCCTTCTCGTTGAGCCGCGCCAGGTATTCGCCCAGCTCGCGGCGCACACGCTCGATGGTCTCGACCGTGGGCAGCGTTTCGTCGTTGACGGGGTACGGGCTCATGCGGCCCTCCGCATCAGCTCGACCGCGTGGAAGGCGCGGCAATCGCCGCTCAGGGCGCGCTGCAGGTCGATGTACTGGCGCAGCAGGTTCGAGCCCGTCGCGCGGCACAGCGGCTCCACGAGCTTGTGCGGGATCGCCTGGCGGCCGTTCTGGAGCTTGCTGATGTAGCCCTTGCTCTTGTGAACCATGCGGGCCACGTCCTCGACCTTCAGCTCGGCGGCCTTGATCGACCACGCCAGCGCCTCGGCCTCGCTCTGCACGAGGTTCACCGCCCCGAACGGCGCATCCTTCGCACCCGTCCGGGGCGCTCGGAAATCCACGTGGACAACGTTGTTGGCGATGGTTTCCATTGGGTTCCTAGCGTTTCCAACTGCGGTTGAGCGAAAAAAAGCCCGCCGCGAAGGGCGGGCACTAAGGGGAAGTCAGTGACGATTCGATGCGCAGACGGGAACGTGGTAGCCGGTGACCTGGCCTGCCTCGTTGCGCGTCCAGATGAGGTCCGGGCGCAGCTGCTCGCAGCGGATGCCCGTGGCCAGCTCGATGTCCGGGCACCGTTCGGGCGGGACCCGGCCGCGCGCCTTCCAATTGCTGACGACGTTCTGTCGCAGCCCGATTGAGGCGGCCAACTTGCCTACCCCATCAGCCACGGCGATTGCGCGGTCGAGTGCTTTCATACCCGCTAGCATCACATTTCGTGATTCCCAAGTCAACACATTTCGTGTTAGACGGCCATCACAGTCCGTGAAGAATCACGCGATGGACTTCCATCGCCGGCTTAGAGAGCTGCGGACCGCCCGCGGCATGACCCAAGAAGCGCTCGCGCTCGCGTGCGGCTGGCAGGGACAGAGCCGAATCGCGAACTACGAATCGACCAGCGCCAGCGCCCGACAGCCGAAGCTCGATGAGCTTTCGCTGCTCGCAAGCGCGCTCGGCGTCAGCATGTCGGAACTGCTCGGCGAGTCATCACAAACCCATCAGGTTCAGGCTTCTCATCTTTTGCGACCCGACCCGGCGATCCTGTCCCGAACGCACGAGATGCTGACAACTGCATTCGCGGGACAGGGACTGGTGTTCGAGCTGGAGGAAGACTGGGATCTGTTCGCAGACGCCTACGAATACCTGGCAGAGGACGACAGGCCCGTGGATCAGCGCAATCTCGTGGATTTCGGCCGCTGGCTGGCGGCGCGCAAGGACCACACGGGGGGTGCGGATGACCAAGGAAAAGCAACTGCTGGGCAAGCTGGAGGATCGACTCGCCGCCGCGCGGGCTAGGCAGCAGTCGGTTGCAGCACGGCTACACGTTGTTGAAGGAAACGCGGATCGCATCGACCGCGAATGGCACCTGCGCATGATCGCGCACCTCTCTCAGCGCTGGGGCTTACAGGTCCTTGTTGACCAGGCCACGCGCGGCTATCTCGGCATCCAGTCCCTGCCGGACGACGAACTCGCACAACTGCATCGCGACTTGCATCGCGCTTACGAGTGCATGCGCGAGGGCTACGACCTCGTGGACGCCGGGCTGATCCAGCCGCCCCACGACTAAGCAAAAAGCGGCGAATGAGCCTGCCACGGCAGGCCGTTCGTCGCCTCGCGAAAAAACATCACGAAATGTGTTGACATCAGGATCACGATCTGTGATTCTCTCCCTCAAGCCGCCACACGGCGGTTCCTAGAGGGACACCCCATGAACCTGAGCAACCCGTACGGCATGAGCGACGAGGCGCTGGCCGCCTTCGATGCTCGCCTGGCCGAAGTAACCCGCGCCCTGTGCGCCGACCGCAACGAAGTCGCCGAGGCGTGGTTCCACGCCGCCTCCGACGATTTCGGTTCCGACTTCCAGCCGTTCGAGTACCTGCAGGCGAAGGCCGCCGGCGACGTGTTCGAGCAGGCCCGCATCGCCGTCGCCCACTGCGACGCGGTGTGCAAGACCATCGAATCGCGCCTCGCCACCCGCGCGCTGGAGAAGGTCAACGAGGAGCGCGAGGCCGCGGAGCGTGACGCCCGCGAGCACGACATGCGCGCCCTGATTTCGAGGATCGCCGCATGAACAACATCATCCCCATCCGTCCCTTCCAGAGCGTTCGGAAGGAAACCCGCCGCGTCGGCTGCCCCGTGTTCCACAAGGCGCAGGTGCGCCGCGTGCTGCGCGAGCTGGAGCAGGGCAAGAGTGGCATGAGCGTGGCCGGCGAGCTGTTGATGGCCCGCCTGCTGGCCGGCTCCAACCCGGGGCGCGCGGCATGAGCGCGCATACGCCGGGGCCGTGGGCAGTTTGCGAGACGCCCGCGAACGAGTACTGGCGCGTCGGAGAAACCATCGGTTACGCCGTGCCGTGCGGGCAGCGCATCTGCGACGTTGCGCTCATCAACCGCGAAGCCAACGCCCGCCTGATCGCCGCCGCGCCGGATCTGCTGGAGGCGCTGCAGAAAGCACTGCCTTTGCTCGCGCGGGATGCCCATGCCCCCGATCTGGAATGGGACATCGCGGAGTCGGCGGCGTTTGCCGCCATCGCCAAAGCCACGGGAGAGCAGCCATGACCCTCCCCGCCCACACGCTCGACACCTTGGAAGAAGCCCGGTTCCAGCTGGCCCTGCTGGGCTATGCCGAGCTGATCCAGCGCCTGTCCGACGTCTATTTCGCGCTGCAGGCGGAGATCGAACCGAGGGAGGCCGCGTGATGGCCCTTTCGATTGCCCTGGCCGCGCTGATCGCCGCCCTGTGGGCGGAACGGAGGCGCGCGTGATCCTCACCAAGCTCTCCCTCGTCCACGCCACGCGGCACGTCCCGCGCGTGCCCAGCAACGAGGACCGGTATCGGGCCTACCGCCACGCGATGCCGCTGCCCCGGTTCAACAACTACGACTGGCTGCGACTGAAGCAGGCCAAGAAGGAACAGCGCGCATGAGTAACCAAGTGATCCAGTTCCAGCCGGCCGTCGAGAACTACGGCAGCCGCTCGCTCACAGCCGCCGATGTCCGCGCACAGGTGAACCTGATGCAGGACGTGATGATGGAAGTCATGCGGGACGGCGTGCATTACGGGAAGATCCCTGGCACGCAGGCCAAGAGCCTGTGGAAGGCCGGCGCCGAGAAGCTGATGAGCACCTTCCGCCTGGCCGGCGATCCCGAGGTTTCGGACCTGAGCCGCGATGGCGAGGTCCACTACCGGGTCAAGGTGCGCCTGAGCACGCCTGCCGGTGACTTCATTGGCGCCGGCATCGGCGAGTGCAGCAGCAGCGAAGAAAAGTACGCATGGCGCGCTGCCACGCACGTCAAGGAATGGGACGCGACGCCCGAGAACCGGCGCCGCACCAAGTACCTGCGCGACGGCCGCGAGGTTCAGCAGGTCCGCACCAACCCGGCCGACGTGGCGAACACCATCCTCAAGATGGCGAAGAAGCGTGCGCAGGTGGATGCGGTCATCACCGCCACGGCCGCGTCGGACATTTTCACGCAGGACATCGAGGATCTGCCCGAGGAAGTCGTGGCGGAAATCGTCGGGCAGCACCGGTCGGCGCCGGCCGCGGCTTCGATCCAGGCGACGATTCCGCCGGATAGCCCGGAGCGCGACGCAGCGATCACTGAGGCCGAGCAGGTCGCGAGCCTCGGCGTTGAAGCCTTCCGCGCAATGTGGGCCGCGTGGCCCAAGGACAAGCGCAAGCTGGTAGGCGACAAGCTCACCCGCTTCCAGTCCATCGCCGAGAAGGCGGACGCGGAGCCGGTCCATGACTGACCAGCGCAGCGACGCATGGTTCGCCGAGCGCGCGGGACGGATTACCGCCTCGCAGATGCACACGGTTGCCCTGCCCCGCGAGCGCGGCGTGTTCAAGACCGGTCCTCGCAAGGGTCAGGTGAAGCCGCAGCCGAAGGCGCTGGAGGACTACGCGCACCAGCTCGCAGCCGAGCGCCTGACAGGCAAGCCGCGGCGCCAGATCAAGGCCGCAGCGCTGCAGTGGGGCCAGGACATCGAGCCTGCTGCGGTGGCGGCGTACCAAGCCGAAACGGGCGTGATTGTGCGGACGTGCGGTTTCGTCCGGCATCCGAACTACGACTTCATTGGCGCGTCACCGGATTTCCTCGTGGACCACGACGGCGGCGGCGAGATCAAGTCCCCGGAGTCGTCGGAGGTGCATCTGGCAACGCTGCTCAACGGCCTGCCGTCCGAGCACATCGAACAGATTCAGGGCGGCCTTTGGGTGACAGGCCGTCAGTGGTGGGACTTCGTGAGTTTTCACCCCGACTTCCCGCCCGCGTACCGGCTCTACATCCAGCGCGTCCCACGGGACGAAGCGGTCATTGCCGGGCTTGAGGCTGCCTGCCTCGCGCTTGAGGCCGATGTGCAGGCAATTCTCGAACAACTCCAACAGAAGGAAGCAGCGTAATGGCACGCGGAGTCAACAAAGTAATCCTGGTCGGGAACCTCGGCAACGATCCGGAAGTGAAGTACACGCAGGGCGGCATGGCGATCTGTGCCCTGTCGCTCGCCACCACCAGCGTCCGCAAGGACAAGGACGGCCAGCAGGTCGAAAAGACCGAATGGCACCGCGTGAAGCTGTTCGGCAAGCTCGGCGAGATCGCGGGCGAGTACCTGAAGAAGGGGCGCCAGGTCTACATCGAGGGCCGCATCGAATACGGCTCCTACGAGAAGGACGGCGTGAAGCAGTACACGACCGACATCATCGCGGACGAGATGCAGATGCTCGGCGGCGGTGAAGGCGGCGAACGCGGCCAGCGCCAGGAACGCAGCCGACCGCAGCGCGAATCCGCACCCGCACAGGCCGCTGGCGATTTCGCAGACGACGACATCCCGTTCTGAGGACAGGCGCGCCGAGCAGCGCGGCCCCGGCTTAGGCCGGCCTCTAGGACCGTAGCCCGGAACGGACGCTGTCCGGGCACTTATCAGGAGGGGATATGACACACGACACGAGCCGGGGGGCGCTGCGGGAGGTTCTGGCGCTGCTGGAGAAGGCGACAGCGTTTGATGTTGAGACCGCCGAGCATCGCGACATCGGCCTGCACGACTGCCCGCTCTGCGATGGCGAGGGCGCAGTCGAAGGCACGACCTACACGAACTTCGACCGCGTAGCGACAGGCGTTCAGTTCTTCGGCGTCGGCAATGAGCACGTGCACTTAGAGCGCGCGGTTCTCGCGGCCTACCGCTTCCTCCGCGAGCACGGCGCCGCCCTTGCCGCACCCGCGCAGGGGGCGGTTCCGGATGGCTGGGCACTGGTGCCGCGTGAGCCAACCGAAGCGATGCACGAGGCGGGCAAGCTGGCGCACCACGAGGCCGAAACGCGCGCTTGCGACGAAGCCAGCCTCGGAACGAGGGGCATGTACCTGCGCGCCAACCGGGCCGCGCACGTCTACGCCGCCATGCTCGCCGCCGCTCCGCAAGCCACCCACCCACCCGCTCCGTCCGAGGACGTGGCGGCGCTGGGCCGCATCGGCGAGCTGATCCGCACCCAGGACAACCGCATTACCGCCGATCCGATCTTCGTGGTCGAGCAGAAGCGCAGCTACGTCACCGACCCCGATTACAACGACGCCCGCACAATCTGGATTGACGACGAGGGCGTCGAGGTTGAGGCCGGAAGCGAAGGCGCCCGCGAAATCGCCGTGCATGACGTGTGGCAGTTCGTCACGGCGTGCTTCACGGAGCAGGGCTGCAAGGACTACCTGCGGGCCAACGGACACAACCTGCGCGAGACGCGCATCTTCGTCCACAGCGGCTATCGCAACCGCGAATGGCAGACGCTCCGCGACGCCCTCTCCCGCTTCCCCACCCCACATGCCGACCAGGAGGCGCCCAATGTGTGACTGCGCGCAGAAGATGAATAGCCTGCTGGAAAAGCATGGTGCCGAATTGGACATCGCAGTCGTGATTACGCAGTCGATGGGCCTGCAGACCCGTTTCCGCGTGGCGACCAAGCGGATCGACAGCACGAAGCGCAAGCCGATCCCGCCCGTCGTCGCGAACTACTGCCCGTTCTGTGGCGAGAACTCGCGCAAGCCTGAACTGGACCCGCAGCCATGACGACCGAATCCCGCCCGGACGTGGGCGATGCGCTACCTGTCGCGTTCAACTGTGCTAACGCGCGGCCCGGACAGCCCGGCTCCCGCTGCTCCCACTGGTGCGGTGACGATGCTCGCTGCATTTCGACCGCCACCCGCCCCGCTCCCGCTGCGGCGGATGGGGAGGCGGTGGATCGCTGTGTCGGGACGGCCGGGCTGCTGGCCGAGGACAGCCACCTGACTACAGCGACGTTCCACCGCGACAAAGTTCCGCCCGGCACGAAGCTTTACACCACCCCGCCCGCCGAAGCGCGCGAGCCGGTGGAGGTGACGGATGCGATGCAGGCGAAAGCCATGCAGGCGTTTTGGCAAGCCGTCGCAGCGTCGGACTGCCAGCCGCCCGCGTGGGACTTTGCCCGCGACACGCTCACGCCGCGATGGGTGCGCGCTGCTGTTGCTGCCGCCCTCACCGCTGCCCAGCCTGCCGGGGCGGTGGAGGATGCGGGCAATGTGCGTGAGCTGACCACCAATGAGCGTGTGATTCGCGCGATGGGGGTGGCGCTTGTTGAGATCGGCGAGGCGCTGGGCTTGCCGCAAGACGTGATGGAAAACCCGACCGGCAACGAGGAAATGCTTGAGGCCATCGCGGAACTGAAAGAGCGCGCCGCCCTCACCACGCCGGGCGGCGGGGTGGCGGTGGATGACGCGATGGTGGAACGGGCCGCCTGGCTACTGGACGGCAAGGCATGGCAGGTGCATCCCGACTCAATGAGTCACGACGAGGCGGGCTCGCTGTACGTATGGGCGCAGGATGCAGCCGGCGTGCTGCGGAAATTGGCCGCCCTGCAAGCCGCACACGCACCGGAGAAGAACGATGGCTGAGATGACTGCAAGTCTGGCGCGCTCCGTACTTAACGGCGGTGGCGTGACGCGACATGAGCTTGAACAGCTTTGCCGGTTCTTCCTCGCCCATCAGCCAAGGGCTGACCGGAACGACGAGGCGCTGCGGGCTTGCCCGTTCTGCGGTAGCGCGGCCAAGTTCGTGGAGGTGATGGACCTCGAGGGCAACCGACTCGATGCGGTCGGGTGCGAAGCCTGCGGCGCGTGCGGTCCGTCGCATATCGCCATCATGGATGACGCCCGCCCTGCGGCTGCCGCTAGCTGGAATCGCCGCCCCGCCCCGTCCGAGGCGATGGACGGGGAGGTGCGGTGCGACGTCTGCAAGCAGCCGACGATGCACGCTGGCGCTGTTTGCTACGCCTGCACGCAGGCGATCCTCGCCGCCCGCGCAGGCCAGCCGTCCGCCCACGACCGGGAGGGGGAGTGATGGACCGCAATCTGACCGACTTCCACGCCGAAGCAATCGCCGCGCGGTGGCTTTGGGGCCGCGAGTACGCGCAGCAGAACGGCGGACAGCTCGACTTCTACGAGTCGCTGTCACTCACGCGCAGGGAGCTGTGCCGCGAGATGGTGGACGAGATCAAGGCGTGCCAACGACGTGCCGCCCACGACCGGGCAGCGGGAGGGGAGGACTGATGGACAAGGTAATTCGTGACGGCAAGGTGGCCGTGTTGGTTTCGCCTGGCATCGGTGCCGGCTGGTCAACATGGGCTGACCGCGAGCATAGGGAGTGGGCGGTGTTCTCGCCCGAGGTCGTTGCGTGGGTCGAGGCAGGCAAGCCGGGCGGGGAAAACGGCGAGGAACTAAAGGCCATCGTCCGCGAGAAGCTCGGCGAGGACCACATGTATCTCGGCGGCGCGGATGACCTTGAAATCGAATGGGTGCCGCAGGGCGAAGCGTTCGAAATCACCGAATACGACGGCAGCGAGACGCTGAACTATCGCGGGCGCATGGAATGGTGGATCGCATGACCGACTCAACAATGACGCCGGACGAGGCGCTGGCGGTGGTTTCGTGCGGCGGATACGACGGGGACAGCGACACCTTCCAGCTTGCCCGCACCACCCTCGCCGCCCACATCGAAGCCCAGCGCGTGCGGGTGGAGGAGTTGGAGGGCGAAGTGCGCGAGATGGCGCGATCGCTGGACGCGAACTGGGTTCAG